GATGACGCAAGAAACGCTATCGTAGATGGAGACACCAAGGCAGGTAGATACGAAAAAAAGATGGCAGTAAAAGAAGCTGCTGGAGAAGGACCTTCTATGAAATCTGAAATTTATATGGCAGGAACATCTATGGGTTCTGGAGTAAAAATGTGTGGAAGCCAAGTAGGTAAGCATATGAAAATGGGTGGCCCAAAGATGATGGGTGGTGGTGAAAAGAGAAAGGTAAAAACTAACACAGTTGGAGATACAAGGTATACTAAAACAACAACAAAAGCTGAAGGATATAAAAAGAAAAATATGGAAATGAAACACCTTGATGGAATGTCCAAGGGGGAAGTTTCTAGTACACAAAGATATAATATGAATAATGGATATGATTATGAAGGGGAAAATAAGATGCAAGTATCTAGTATTCCTACGTCTGCCTATATAACAAAAGCCGAAAACCCTAAACAATTTAGAAATATCAACAAACTTGTAAGAAAAGGTTTAAGAAGTAAAAAGTAATGGCGTTTAAGCTATCTAACCCGCCATATAAGAACGAACCGACTCCAGTCTACCAAGCAGACTTGGGGCCTGGTGTTCTTGGGCAAAGCAACAACAACGGCACTATCATAATAAATGATAAGCTAGACCCTAAGTTTCACGATGAGGTTATTGGACACGAAGAGGTTCACATTAATCAAATGGCTAGAGGCGACTTAGATTATGACGACAAGAACATTTACTGGAAGGGGAAATCTTACTCAAAGAAGAATGCTAAGATAGCTATGGCTAGTCCTGCAAACTCTCCTTGGGAAAAAGAAGCCTACAGTAAGTCTAAGACTAAATATAAAGATAAAAAATACAATGTCTAAAAAATTCAAGGATACAAAGCTCGGAGCATTTTTAGGTAATGCTGCACCACACATATTAGAGGTAGCTGGAGATTTACTTCCAGATGCTGGTGTGTTAGGTATGGTAAAGAACCTCATTGAAAAAGATGACAAGATTGACCCTGAAGTCAAGAAGGTTGCTTTAGCGAAGACAAAAGAGATGTACGAGCTAGAGGTTAAAGACAGAGACTCTGCAAGGAGTAGAGAGGTTGAAGTTAAGAAGACGGGTAGCAAAGATATAATGATGATGCTTACAGGAATTGTAGGCCTAGTGTCATTCCTATTTATTATCTACGCAGTAGTTTACGAGGAGGGTGTTTTACACAACGAGCTGTTTGTTCACCTGATGGGTATGGTAGAGGGTGTAGTAATATCTAACATATTTGCCTACTATTATGGCTCATCAGCAGAAAAATAAAAAAACATAGGTAATAATAAGAAGTAAGTAATCAAATTAAATTTAATATAATGAGAATAACAGATGAAGAGCTAGAGCTCATCAGAGAGCAGCAAACAAAGATTGCTCAGATTAAACAAGACATCGGAACGCTAGAACTTAGAAAGCACGAGGTCATGGGCGTAATGCTTGATGTAAATCAAGAAGTTGAAGAAACAAAAACCACACTAGAAGAAAAGTATGGTCGTGTAAACATTAATCTTGATGACGGTACTTATACCGATGTTGAGGAAGAAGAATCTAAGTAATGAGTAGTGTTGTAAGAAAAATCAGCATAGGATCTGATTACAAAAATGACGCAATGCACTATTCTGTAGGACAGCAAGTGTATGGTGGTCATGAAATATCTAACATTCTCCTTGATGAGAAAGATAGTTCTTACAACATCTATATAAAAAAGGGTGACGAAGTTCTACCTTGGAAAAAGTTTAATAGCAATATGGCTATTTCAGTTGAGTACGATTTACAGTATTAATGAAAAGTATTCACGATTTTATCGTAAAACCTATAGAGGGTAGATACAACAATACTGTTAAGGTTGACGAGGTTGACCTAATTGTAAATACAAGAATTGAGGAATTTAAAAGTGTGAGTAAAGTTGCCGAGGTGGTGGCTTTACCATTAGCTATAAAAACTAACATAAAAGTTGGGGATAAAGTCATAGTACACCACAACGTATTTAGAAGATTCTATGACATTAGAGGTAACGAAAAAAACAGTAGAAGTTTTATTAAAGAAGATATGTATGCTTGCTCACCTGAGCAGATATATATGTATGGAGCAAATAAGACTAATCTTGATTATTGTTTTGTAAAACCTTTAGTGAGCTATAATATTTTTTCTTTAGATAAAGAAAAGCCACTTGTTGGAATATTAAAGTTTGGGAACAAAGGTCTGGCCGACCTAGGAATAAATGAAGAAGATTTAGTATCTTTCAGGCCAACGTCAGAATTTGAGTTTATCATTGATGGCGAACTATTATATTGTATGAAATTAATTAACATTGTTGCGAAACATGAACGTAAAGGAAACGAAGAGGAATATAATCCAAGCTGGGCAAAGAGCGGTTGAGGAATTAATAAAGGTCGCTAAGGAGGCTATTGTTGATTCAGACGACGACTTAACGGCAGACAAGTTAAAGAATGCTGCTGCAACTAAAAAGCTAGCAATATTTGACGCATTTGAAATCCTAAACAGAATTGAGCAAGAAGAAGAAATGTTAGACGAAAACCCTAAAGACGACACTAAGAAAAAGAGCGAGTTCAAAGGGTTTGCGGAAGGTAGGGCTAAATTTAATTAGTATGTACGAACAGACACTATATAAAGTTCTAGACAACTACATAAAGGCATCTACTATAAAAAAGAAAAACAGGCACAAGACCTGGAAGTATGGTTATGATGAGGATCATGACATGGTCATTATAAGTAAAACGGGTAAGATAGGGGAGATTTATGAAATACAAAATCTTAAGATAGCACTACCTGCTGAGTTTGAAACTCACAACTTTAAAGACAAGAAGTGGTCTCACACCGAGTACCCAAAAGAATTAAGTAGAATAAAAACAATCTTTGATTGGAAGGAGTACCCTGAAGATTTTAAAGAAAAATGGTACGATTATATTGAGAAAGAATTTGAAAGAAGAGAGAATGGATTTTGGTTTAATAATAAGGGTAATCCTACTTACATTACTGGCACTCATTATATGTACCTGCAATGGTCAAAGATTGATGTTGGGCCACCCGATTTTAGAGAATCAAACAGGTTATTCTATATATTCTGGGAAGCCTGCAAGGCAGACCATAGATGTTTTGGAATGGACTACCTCAAAAATAGACGGAGTGGATTTTCGTTCATGTCGTCAGGAGAAATCGTTAACCTTGCAACCATATCAACAGATTCAAGATATGGAATACTTTCAAAGTCAGGTCCTGATGCAAAGAAAATGTTTACCGACAAAGTCGTACCAATATCGGTTAACTACCCTTTCTTCTTTAAACCCATACAAGATGGTATGGATAGACCGAAGACAGAACTTGCATATAGAATACCTGCTTCAAAACTTACGAGAAGGAAACTTGACGCTAACGAAAACCCGGAAGATCTCAAGGGATTGGATACTACTATTGACTGGAAGAATACAGGTGACAACTCCTATGATGGAGAAAAACTAAAGTTACTTGTACATGACGAGTCAGGTAAATGGGAAAGGCCTAATAACATACTAAATAATTGGAGGGTTACAAAGACTTGTCTTAGATTAGGTAGTAGAATTATTGGGAAGTGTATGATGGGTTCAACATCAAATGCACTAGATAAAGGGGGAGATAATTTTAAAAAGCTATATTATGCATCAGACGTCACGAGGAGAAACAGCAATGGACAGACTGCTTCAGGACTATATTCTTTGTTCATACCTATGGAATGGAACTACGAGGGATACATTGATTCTTATGGACTACCTGTATTTGATACACCCGAAGAACCAGTAGAAGACCCTTATGGAATACCAATCAAGCAGGGTGTTATTGAATTTTGGAATAATGAAGTTGCAGGTTTAAAAGATGATCAAGACGGGTTAAATGAATTTTATAGACAGTTTCCAAGAACGGAACAGCACGCATTCAGAGATGAGGCAAAAGAATCTTTATTTAACTTAACAAAAATATATCAGCAAGTAGACCACAATGAATCTATGGCTGCAAGCACGTTAATTACTAGAGGTAATTTTCAATGGGAGAATGGTATTAAGGATACGAGAGTAATATTTATGCCACACAAAGATGGTAGGTTTCATGTATCATGGATACCACCAACAGGAATGCAGAATAGAGTAATACCAAAGAACGGGACTAATTATCCTGGAAACGAACACCTTGGGGCATTTGGTTGTGACAGCTACGATATATCAGGTACAGTTGACAAGAGAGGTTCTAATGGCTCCCTTCACGGTCTTACTAAGTTTAGCATGGAAGAAGCACCAAGCAATCACTTCTTCTTAGAATACATTGCAAGGCCACAAACTGCAGAGATATTTTTTGAAGATGTATTAATGGCTTGCGTATTTTACGGTATGCCAATACTAGCAGAGAACAACAAGCCAAGACTTTTATATCATTTTAAAAGAAGAGGCTATAGAGGCTACTCAATGAACAGACCTGACAAAAATTATAACAAACTATCTGTAACAGAAAAAGAAATAGGTGGAATACCTAACTCAAGTCAAGACATTATGCAAGCACACGCTGCTGCAATAGAAACATATATTGAGGAACTTGTTGGAATATTAGGTGATGATGAAATGGGGGATATGTACTTTCAAAGAACTTTAGAAGATTGGGCAAGATTTAATATAAACAATAGAACAAAGCACGATGCGTCCATAAGTTCTGGATTAGCCATTATGGCTTGTAACAGAAATCGTTACGCACCAATAAACAAGGTAGTAAGAAAAAATATAAATTTAGGGTTTAAGAGATATGACAACTCTGGAAGTTATTCAAAAATAATAAATTAAATGAACGTAGGCGCAAATCCAAACAGTGTATTTCCTAGCCAGGTGGTTAGTGACGCAGAAAAATCAAGCTACGAGTATGGCGTTCAAGTAGGTAGGGCTATAGAGCAGGAATGGTTTAGGCAAGGAGGAAACGGTAATAGGTTTGCAACTAACACCAGCAAGTATCACTCACTAAGACTTTACGCAAGAGGAGAACAGCCCGTACAAAAATATAAAGATGAGTTAGCTATTAATGGCGACATGTCTTACTTAAACTTAGACTGGAAGCCCGTACCTGTTATTTCAAAATTTGTAGACATTGTTACAAATGGAATAACCGAAAAGAATTATCAGATAAAAGCTTACGCACAAGACCCGGAATCTTTAAAGAAAAGAACAGACTACGCACAGTCTATACTTCAGGACATGTACGCTAAAGAAGAGCTTCAGCAAATACAATCTGCTATTGGTATAAATGCATTTAATAGCCCTAACCCTCAAGCACTGCCGCAAACTAAAGAAGAGCTTTCAGTTCACATGCAGCTTGACTATAAGCAATCAATTGAAATTGCTGAAGAAGAAGTAATAAACCAGGTTTTGGCTACTAATAAGTTTGAAGAAGTTAAAAAAAGATACAACTACGATTTAACTGTGTTGGGCATTGGAGCTGTAAAGACTACTTGGAATAAAGCTAACGGAGTCGTTACTGAGTATTGCGACCCAGCTAGAATGGTTTATTCTTACACAGACGACCCAAACTTTGAGGACATATACTATGTTGGAGAAGTAAAGTCTGTTACAATACCTGAGTTAAAAAAACAATTTCCTAACATTCCAGCAGACGAGCTAAAAAGAATTGAGGAAATGCCTGGGAATAGGGAGATGATTACCGGGTGGCAAGGTTACGACAACAACACGGTTCAAATATTATATTTTGAGTACAAGACTTACAACAGCCAAGTATTTAAAATTAAACAAGGCATTAACGGGTTAGAAAAAGTTATACAAAAGTCAGATGACTTTAATCCCCCAGAGAATGATACATTTAAAAAAGTATCAAGAAGCATAGAGGTGTTGTATAGTGGAGCAAAAGTATTAGGTAATAACCAGATGCTAGAATGGAAGCTTGCGGAAAATATGACAAGACCATTTGCAGACACCACTAAGGTAGATATGAATTATGTTATATGTGCCCCTAGAATGTATAATGGAAGGATTGATTCATTAGTTAACCGCATAACGGGGTTTGCTGACATGATTCAATTGACTCACCTTAAGCTACAGCAAGTAATGTCAAGAATGGTTCCTGACGGGGTGTTCTTAGATGTAGATGGATTAGCAGAAGTTGACTTAGGTAACGGAACAAACTACAATCCTGCAGAAGCACTTAATATGTATTTCCAAACGGGTAGTGTTTTAGGTAGGTCTATGACGCAAGATGGAGACATGAACAGAGGCAAGGTGCCAATTCAAGAACTTCAGACATCAAGTGGAGGAGCTAAAATACAATCACTAATACAAACGTATCAATACTATTTACAAATGATACGAGATGTAACTGGGTTAAATGAAGCAAGAGATGGTTCTGCCCCAGCTAAAGATGCGCTCGTAGGGCTGCAAAAGATGGCCGCTAATCAATCCAATGTTGCAACGAGACACATACTACAGGCAAGTTGTTATTTGGCTCTTAGAACGTGCGAAAACGTTTCTAGAAGAATAGCTGATTCTTTAGAGTTTGCATTAACAGCAAATTCATTGCAGAACAGTGTATCTAGATTTAATGTTGCTACATTAAGCGAAGTGTCAAAGCTTAATTTACACGACTTTGGTATATTCCTTGAACTAGAGCCTGACGACGAAGAAAAAGCACAGCTAGAACAAAACATACAGGTTGCTTTGCAATCCGGAGGTATAGACCTTGAGGACGCTATAGATTTAAGACAGGTTAATAATTTGCAGTTAGCAAATGAAATGTTAAAAGATAAGCGAAAAAAGAAACAACAAGCAGTTCAAGCAGCTCAACAAGCTAACATACAAGCTCAGGCTCAAGCAAATGCAGAGCTTGCAGAAAAGGCAGCTATGAGTGAGGTTCAAAAACAACAAGCATTAACCGCAGAGAAAGTAAGCATTGAACAAGCTAAGTCTCAGTTTGAGATACAAAGAATGCAAACAGAGGCTCAAATAAAGCGAGAGCTTATGGCTGAAGAGTTTAACTTTAACATGCAGTTAGCGCAAGCAAGAATTAAATCTGAGACCAAAAGAGAGCAAGAGATTGAAGATAGAAAAGATCAGAGAACAAAAATTGCTGGAACTCAACAATCAGAAATGATTGACCAAAGAAAAAACAACTTATTACCGAAAAACTTTGAAAGTTCAGGTAATGATGTATTAAGTGGGGGTTTTGGTTTAAATGAATTTGATCCAAAGTAAATAGAATTTTTTAATTTATATTATATTATATTATGTCAGAAGAAGTAAAACAAGAGGGGGACTTTAAAATAAAAAGTAAACCTAAAATGAAAAAGCTTAATAAAGATACCGAGGCTATCAAAGTAGATTTATCTACTAAAGGCAAGGTTGATGAAGATGTTATTAAGGTTGATTTAAACCAAGACAATGCCAATAAAGAGCAAGAAACAACAACAGTGGTTGCAGATAAACCAGCCGAAACTGTACAAGAAGTGGATACAGAAGTATCATCAGGGGAAAGCGCCATTCAAGATGGAGGGTTTTCTGGGATTGAAGAAGTAACAGAAGAGGAAGTAGAACAGGTTTCTAAAGAAGTTAAAGAGGCAATCAGGGACGAACGTGTTTCTGGAAAGCCACTACCTGAGAACGTTGAAAAGCTTGTGGCCTTTATGGAGGAAACAGGTGGGAACATTGAGGACTATATTAGATTAAACGCAGACTACAGCGCAGTAGACAACAATACTTTGTTAAAAGAGTATTATAAAAAAAGTAAACCACATCTTGACGATGATGAGATAAATTTCCTTTTAGAAGATAACTTTTCGTATGACGAGGACTTAGATGAAGAAAGAGACATACGCAAACGAAAGCTTGCGTTTAAAGAGGAGGTTTCAGAAGCCAAAAGCTTTTTAGAAAACTTGAAGGGTAAATACTACGATGAGATTAAGTTAAGACCAGGCGTAACCCAAGAGCAGCAAAAAGCAATGGATTTCTTTAACAGGCATAAAGAAGAGCAAAGTTTAAATACTGACAGACATGAAAGGTTTAAAAAAGCTACATCTGAAATGTTCAACAACGACTTCAAAGGTTTTGATTTTAACGTTGGGGACAAAAAGTTCAGGTATGGTGTAAATAATCCAACTAGTCTTGTTGACAAACAGTCTGATATTTCTAATATTCTTGGAAAGTTTCTAGGAAAAGACGGAGAGGTAACAGACCACAAAGAGTATCACAAAGCTATGTATGCAGCTTCAAATGTAGACAAGATTGCAAATCATTTTTATGAGCAAGGTAAAGCAGACGCTGTTAAGGATGTTGTGAATAGTTCAAAGAACATTTCAGACACTCCAAGACAAACAGCTGGCGATAGTGTTTTTATTAATGGTCTTAAAGTTAAAGCTATAAGCGGAGCAGATTCTTCAAAATTAAGAATTAAAAACAGAAAATTTAACAATTAAAAAAACAAAACAAAAATGGGAAATTTTGGAACGGGTATAGACCCACTAGGCAGATTTAGCTTAGTGCCAACACCAACAAAAACCGCCTTAGTAGGCAATTATTTAGACTTCACAGATGCTGGAGCAAATTCAAATAACTTTGCACAACAATATTTACCAGAGCTTTACGAAGCTGAGGTAGAGCGATATGGAAACAGAACTTTATCTGGATTCTTACGTATGGTTGGTGCTGAGATGCCAATGACTTCTGACCAAGTTGTATGGTCTGAGCAAAACAGATTGCACATTGGATACAAAAATGATGCAGTAACTGCTAACTCTACGGTATCTATCGTGGCTGCTACAGGGGTTGTAACATTAGGTACTGCATTGGAAAACTCAGTAAGAGTTGGAAACACAGTAGTAGTATCTAGTGCTGATGGACTAAGAACCTTGAAAGCATATGTATCTGTTGCGGCTGCAGGAGCTCAAACTTTTACTTTATTACCTTACACTCAGCAATTGTTTTCATCAGCTGCTGCTGGCGACGTAACTTTTGGAAATGAGGCTGTAAACTTATTTGTTTACGGTTCTGAATTTGCTAAAGGAACAAATGGTATGGCAGGTTCTTTAGAAGCTTCATTTACACAGTTTAGCAATAAACCAATTATTATTAAGGACACTTATGAAATTAGTGGTTCTGATGCTGCACAAATTGGATGGGTTGAAGTTGCTGCTGAAGATGGAACATCAGGATACCTATGGTACTTGAAGTCTGAAGGAGAAACAAGACTACGTTTCCAAGATTACTTAGAAATGGCAATGGTAGAAGGTGAGTTAGCTGGCAATGGATCAACCGTAGCCGCTGCATTGAATGCAACAGTTACATCTGCTGGTACTGAAGGTTTATTTGCCGCAGTGAAAGCAAGAGGTAATGTATACCAAAACTATGCAAGTGGTGATGTAACTCCAGGAGTTGGAAACAGAAGTGCTTTGCAAGACTTTGATTTCATTCTACAGAATCTTGATAAGCAAGGAGCAATTGAGGAGAATATGTTATTCTTGAACAGATCTACTTCTTTAGATTTTGATGATATGTTAGCTGCACAAAATTCTTACGGAGCAGGCGGTACATCTTACGGTGTATTTGAAAACTCTGAAGAAATGGCGTTGAACTTAGGATTTGATGGTTTTAGAAGAGGTTCTTATGACTTTTACAAGACTGATTGGAAATATTTAAACGATGCTTCTACAAGAGGTTTAGTTAAAGATATTGACGGTGTTATGGTTCCTGCTGGAACAAGTACAGTATACGATCAAATGTTAGGTACTAACATCAGACGACCATTCTTACACGTACGTTACAGAGCTTCTGAAGCTGACGATAGAAGAATGAAGTCTTGGCTTACTGGATCTGTTGGAGGTGCTACTACTTCTGATTTAGATGCAATGACAGTTAACTTCTTATCTGAAAGATGTTTAGTTACTCAAGCTGCTAACAACTTCGTATTATTTACGGCGACTGTTTAGTATTAACTATTGTAATGTTACCCTCGTCTTTTAGATGGGGGTAACTATTACTCTTATTATTAATTTTTATATTATATTTTATTATGGCAACAAAAGCCCAAAAATCAAAGGTAGCCACAAAAAGCGCGGCACCTAAACAAGAAATTATGCAAGAAGAGACTTTAATAGAAGCTCCTATTGCTGAAGTAAAAAACTCAAAGCCTAAGTGGGAGATTAAAGATAGAAGATACTATTTAGCGAACGGCACGTCACCGCTAACTTTTACACTTTGCAGCAAGCATTCTTCAAGGTTTCCTTTATTACATTTTGATGAAGAAACGGGACAACAAAGAGAGCTAAGATATGCAACAAATCAAAACTCTCCTTTTGTGGATGAGCAGAAGGGGCATGTAACGATCGCTCACATTGTGTTTGTAGATGGAGTACTTTTAGTACCAAAGGCTAAGCAAAATTTACAAAAGTTGCTTTCTTTATACCACCCGCAAAAAGGTGGGACGTATAGAGAACAAGATGATGTTGCAATTGCAGTAGATGAGTTAGAAGATATTGAACTTGAAATTGAAGCGTTGATATTGGCTCGGGAGTTAGATGTAGACCATGCAGAAGCAATCCTTAGAACAGAATTAGGAACTGCGGTTAATAAGATGACAAGCAAAGAACTTAAACGAGATTTAATGTTGCTTGCTAAAAACAATCCTGCTTTATTTATAAGCTTAGCAAATGATGAAAATGTAGAGCTTAGAAGCTTTGGTATTAGAGCCGTTGAAGCGGGAATATTATCTATATCAGGTGATCAAAAAACGTTTATGTGGGCATCAAATGGGAAAAAACTTATGACAGTTCCTTTTGAAGAGCACCCATACTCAGCATTAGCAAGTTGGTTTAAAACTGACGAAGGTATGCAAGTATACAAAAGTATAGAGAAAAAATTCTCTTAATACGTAACTATATTTATAGGAGTAGGTCAACTTCGGTTGGCCTATTCTTTTAAATAAAATAAAATATTAATATGGCAATAGATGTAAATACAGTATATAG